TTATTTTTTTGCACCAAAATTTGCACCAATGCTATCACTAAAAATTTGAACAGTTTCTTCTTCAAGTTCTTTTAATACATGTCCATATACTTCATAAATCATAGCTGGTGTATTACCTAATCTTTCAGCGATCACTTTCACGTTCACACCTTTATTTAATAAAATTGTGCAATGTGTGTGGCGTAAACCATGCAGTGTGATTTCTGGAAGTTTTGCATTTTCCACAACTCGTCTCACCATATACAACAAACCTGAATCTGAAATAGGTTCACCTGTTTGATATGAGATGAAAACAAAAGTAGAATCATTCAATTTGTTACCAAAAGCAAATAGCGTAGCTTTACACCAAGTTTTATACTTTTCCAATTGAACAATTACAGATTTATCCACTTTGATTGTACGCATACTATTCTTAGTTTTTGGTGTACGAGCGCCTTTAGAATCACGTGTACGTTCAATTGTAATGGTGTTATTTTTAAAATCAATGTTTTGCCATTGCAGTCCACACGCTTCACCTCTACGCATACCTGTATAGGCTACTAATAGAAGGAACGTATAATTTGTAATGTTTTCAGTTTCTTTAGCGGTTTGTAAAAATAAGTTTAGTTCTTCGGGTGTGAGATAATTTTCTTCACGTTTAGCAGTTTGATTATCCTCATTTTTAAACGCTATTTTTGTGAAACGGTTGCGATCTAGTCGTTCATCTTCTACTGCTGCATTGATAGCAATTTTGAAAAGGTTGTGTAATAACCTTACTGTACTAGGTTTATACTTTTGTTCTAATACATCAATAAAGTTTTTCTGATAAAGGCTTTTCGTTAGTTGCTGCAACTTAAAATGACCAATTAAAGGTTTCATTTGAACACGAATAGCCATTTCTCGTTGCTTACGTGAAGTGACTTTCCATTTTTTCTGATTCGTTTCATACCAAATATCGAGCCATTGTGCTACAGTTAAATTATCGTTTTCAATATAACTTGTTACACCTCGCAGCGTTTGAGCCTTCACTTCCAAAAGGGCTTGAATAGCTGCTTTTTCTGTTTTAAATCCATGTTTCTTTTTTTCTTTACGCTTCCCAGTTAGTCCATCATAATACTTGTGGCGATACATCCACAGTTTACCTTTAGAGTTTTCGTATGAAAACACTTCTTTTTCTTTATTAGATCGTTTATATTCCATTTGGTTACATTCCCTTCAACGCTTTTGGTGAGCATGTTTGTAGGGATGAAAATGGTATTAATCAAGAATTGTTTTAATCATTAAACGTAACTTTTCTTGTACTTCATCAGGGATTTTAACACCTTCTTTGAAGAAATAAAAATTACCTTCATTATCTGAATTTAAATATATTGCTGTTGGTACATTTCCATTATAATTATTAATTGCTTGCCATTCAGTAAATTGTGATTGTACTTCTTTTTTTATATCTTCGGGTTCATCCGTAGATAAAGCTAGGTGAATCACTGCGTTATTTACAGCGTTTTGTTCTATTTTTTTTAACTTTTGCAGATTGTTATAAAGTTTCAATAAATCCTTTTCATTATCTTCAACGGCTTCGGTATCATCAGTTTCTTTAGCTATTATGTGACCTTTTTCGATAAAGACCTTTTTAAATTCCTCGAAACTATGCCATCCTTCAAAATCACTAGGATTCATTATTTTTAGAATGTTAATCACTTTTTCTGGAAGACTTTTCTTTAAACCAACATCGACACCAGATAAGTGTATGAGATAAGCAAATGACAAATCTAACTCTCGAGATAAGTCGAGGATAATCTCAATAGAAGGATTATTATTTTTTCCATTTTCTAATTGCGATAAATAAGGATGTGAAATACCTACTTTACTAGCCATTTCCCTTAATGAAATACCTTTTGCCTTACGTGCTTGTTTAATTACTTCTCCAAACGTATCCTGTTCCATATTGTCACCTCTTTTATAATTATTTTCCTTAAGTGTACTTATAAAATGGTTGCTAGTCAAACGCAAGTGGTTGATAGTGGTTGACCATCTACCGAATGTGGTATATTATGTTAAGTGAGGAGGTGGACAAGATGTTAAAGTTTGTCTTGAAAAATCCTAATGAATTGAAAATGACAATGGCATTGAATGGACTTAGTATTAGAGGATTCTCTAAGGAAATAGGGGTTTCTCATTCTTTTTTGTCACAAGTAATAAACGGAAAAAGAAATCCATCTGCTACTACTGCTAAAAGAATCGCTGCAGGTTTACAAAAGGATATAGGTGATTTTTTTTTAGTTTTAGTGGTAGATGAACTACCGTTTGAAGGAGGAGAATCATGTTTCCAGCAAAAATTGAAGTAGTCGTAGACGAAAAATTAGTCAAAGAAGAAATAAAAAAGCAAGTGGATGCAGCAGTAATCAATCAATTATGGTTTGTGGATGCAAATAAAATTGCAGAGTTATGTTGCCTTTCGGTGAGATTTTTGGAAGAACATGTATTTTCTGATTATCGTATGCGATCAATCCAAATTCAAAAGAACCGTAAACGCATCTGGAGAGCAGATAAGGCTTTTGAAGTAATCGAACAAATTTTTGGTGAGTGGTAATAAAAATATAAGCGCTTTTGGTGAGCAAAGTAACAACAGGGATTAACGCAACAAAGAAAGTGGGTGAATAAATGCAACAAGCAACAAGCATTGAAGAATTCATTCTTCCAGAAATAAAATCAGATTCTTATTTTAATATTCCGCTAGAATTGCAACAACTCAAACGATGGGTTGTCCATAAAAATAAAGTGCCGTATCAGGTGAATGGCAAAAAGGCAATGTCCAACAATCCAGAAACATGGGACACATTCGAGAGTGTTGTACAAGCGGCAAGAAGTGGTCGATTTAGCGGTATTGGATTTATGTTTTCAAAAAATGACCAATACATCGGGATAGATATTGATAAATGCTATATCAATGGAAAATTTAATGAGATAGCGAGCGAACTAATTGAACAATTGGATTCATATTGTGAGTTCAGTCCGAGCGGTACAGGCGTACACATTATTGTGAAAGGTACTTTACCCGATTACGTCACACAGACGGGCTTTAAGGATTCCAATCGTGGCATTGAAGTTTATGGACATGGAAGGTACTTCACTTGTACTGGTAATAGGGAAAGTGATAACGAAATTCAAGAGCGTACAGATGAAGTTGCAGGACTTATTGAAAAATATTTCACTAAAGAACAACTAGCACAATATACAGAAACCAGATTTAATACTGAACCTTTTAATCTTGAAGAAGATGAAGTAACGTGGCAAAAAATGTTTGAAGATTCGAAAACTGGTCAAGACATTATAGCCATGTGTAGAGGGGAACTAATTCGAAACGGTGATCACTCAAGCACAGATTATTACTTGTGTCAGGAACTCGCCTATTATTGCGATAAGGATTTCGTAAAGATGGATAGGATGTTCAGAAATAGCGGTCTTTATCGTGATAAATGGGATAGACGAACAGGTGAAATGACGTATGGAGAATTAACGTTATTAAAAGCGGCCGCAAGCAAAAAGAAAACTATATCTGACTATAAAAAGCAGAAGGATGATTTCCAATTGCGTGTAAGCGAGAAAGATTCCCCCAATGTAGACTTACAAAAGCTACTAAATGAAAGGCGTTCCAAAGAGTTAGAAAGCGCAATTGCAGCATGGGAAGCAACAGGTGGAAAAGGGAAGAAACCAAGTACCATTTCACCTATCCGATGTGCAATTGTGCTACAAGAGTACATTTCCTTTGTATTATTCGATTTAGAAGAAAATACAAGGCTTGCTATGTACCAACCAACAGAAGGAACGTACACAAATAATACCACATTAATCAAGCGTGTTATTAGCTGGTTAGAGCCTTCTTTTAATGAAGCAAAGGCAAATGAAGTGATTTATCACTTGACCAATCAAGCACAAGTGAAAGAAAGAACAACAAGTAGATTCTTAATACCTGTTAAAAATGGTGTATTTAATCTTAAGACGAAAACATTAGAGCCATTTACACCTGATTATGTTTTTACATCAAAAATAGCAACTTCTTATATTCCAAATGCAATTAATCCTACGATTGATAATTGGGATGTTGAAAGTTGGCTAGATTCAATTGCTTGTGGCGATGCAGAAATCGTTAAATTGTTGTGGCAAGTTATTAACGATTCCTTAAATGGTAATTACACTCGTAAAAAAGCTATTTTCCTTCTAGGTGAGGGGAACAACGGTAAAGGGACATTCCAAGAACTCATTACAAATTTAATTGGTGTGCAAAATATCGCTACTCTTAAAGTGAACGAATTTGATGAACGTTTCAAATTAAGTTTGCTGGAAGGGAAAACAGCGGTTATTGGCGATGATGTACCAGCTAACGTTTATATAGATGATAGCTCGAATTTTAATTCTGTTGTAACAGGAGATCGTGTAATCGTTGAACAGAAAAACAAGCCTATTTATAGTACAGTTTTTCGATGCAGCGTTATCCAATCAACTAATGGCATGCCTAAATTCAAGAATAAGACAACAGGCACAATTAGACGTATTGTGATTGTTCCATTCAATGCTAATTTTAATGGTGCGATTGAAAACTTCAAAATTAAAGATGAATACATCAAAAATGAACAAGTATTGCAATACGTTCTCTATAAAGCTATCAATATGGATTTCGAGAAATTTGATATTCCAACAGCATCAAAAATTGAACTTGAAGAATTCAAACAGGACAACGATCCGATTATAGACTTCAAAATAAATGTATTTGATACATGGGGGTTAAATGAAGTTCCCAAAACTATTGTTTATGAGATGTACAAGCGTTTTTGTAATGAGAACGGCTATAAATACATTTCGGATAGAAAATTCCATAAGCAATTTAAAATGCAACTAACGGATGGCTGGACAGATGGATTGAAGCGTTTTGATTGGTCGGAATTAAGCAAAATTGGCGATTTAGATTACATGGGTATCGGTTTCCCCGATAAAAGCAAGCCACAGAAAACATATAAAAACGAAAAGCTGAAAATTGTGTAGCTGGATTTGTAACTGTAACTGAAATGTGTAACCGAAAAAAATATTTCAGTTACAGACAAACTCCTTGTGGCAGTAGAGTTAAAAGCACTTTGTAACCCTGTAACCGAAAATCTATTAACTTTTATAAAAAAGTAATCATCATCATTAATAGGTGTTCTATATAAATATAAAAATTAAGTGAAAATTACGGTTACAGTTACAAGAATGATTAAAAGCCTCATCGCTCTAAGGTTTGTCTATGTAACTCAAATAAATAGTTCGGTTACAAGTACAGTTAATTTCAGTTACAAGACCAAAAAGCATTGGTGATATTAATTGTGGAAGTTTGAAAGGTGGTGATGCGATGTTATTTAAACAATGGATTTTACAATTTACAAATGAAGATTCTCCTAGAGGGGATTTAGCAGTAGACGTTCGTGACGATATACTTTTCCCAAGTACCAAATATTTCGGTGAGATGTACGATTACCTAGAATCAAAACGTGCTAGTGAACTATACTTAGATTCTTTTAAAGAAGCATGGAAGCAATATAAGGAGGAAAACAAATGACATTCAAAAATTGGTTATTAAATCATTCAGATTATAGTAAATACGGTCAGTTAGCAGTAGATATTGAAGGCGATAAAACATTCCCAAATACAGAGAGTCGTTTAGAAATAATGGTCTACCTGATTGGTAGCAATGCTGGAGAATCAGCTTTCCGAATGTTTAGTGAAGCATGGGAAGAATATGTAACGGAATGCAACAAGGTGGTATCACAATGAAACATATTCACGAACAAGGTTATACAGCCATCATGAAAAATCTAAAGGAATTGAAACAACATATAGCGGATAGAGAACACCAGTCAGCTTTACGTAAAGCGGATGATATTGAAGCAATCTTATTAGCAAATGAAGATACTAAACCAAAGCGTGCTAAAAAAGTTTGGAATGACGAAAGATGGTAGTTTTAATTAAATGAAGCCACAACGCAAATGTAAACATGCTACATGCAGAACATTAATTGATTACGACCAACAACACTGTGAAGCCCATAAACCTAAATCATTGTGGAAGCAAGAAAGCTATGCAGCACGAATGGAGAAGGATGAACAATACAGACGATTTTACGCAAGCAAGGCATGGAGAAACCTTTCATTCCAGCATCGTTTGAAGCATCCATTATGTGAGGATTGTCTCAAACTAGGTATAGCGGTAAAAGCAGATGTAGCAGACCATGTAATTGAGATTAAAGATGATTGGTCAAAGCGACTTGATGAATCAAACATTATTAGTCGCTGCCATCATCATCACGCAATTAAAACAAAGCAAGAACAAAAGAAACGTTCCCTTCCGTAAAAAGAGGGGGGCGTGTTTTGTAAGTGTGGGCACCGATGATGGGACCTTTCTTCTCATAAATTGCCTTTTAAAAGGTTGGAAAAACGCAAATAGTAAGTTAATTACAAAAAGTAAGTATTGTGATACAATAAGGAAAAGGGAGGTTTTTCGATGGGGAAGAAAATTCAATTAATCGAGCCGACCAAAGCACATATTTCTAAAGCAGAACGTTTGGATAGGGAAGAAATGCAGAAAGAACTATTCGAATATGCAGAATTGAACACGAAGCCGCCAAACCATTTGAAAGGTGAAGCATTAAAAGAATGGAATCGTATTGTTCCATATATAAAAAATGATATTCCTGTTTCAGAATTGGATTACTCGTTAATTGCTTCATATTGTGTGGCAGTAGGGACGGTTATAGATTGTCAAAATAATATAAATAAGTGTGGCATTGTTCTAGCTGATGGTAAAGCAAATCCAGCGGTAAAAATGCAGTCACAAGCTATTAAGGATATGCGAATGTTAGCTAATGCACTTGCAATTAGTTTAGATGGAAGAATGAAATTAGCACTTAATAAAGTAAAAGAAAAGCCTGTTGATCCATTCGAGAAGTTGATGAGCAATGACTAATTTTGCACTTGAATATGCGGATAAAGTCCTTTCAGGTAAGTTGTTCGCTGGGGAAAAGATAAGACAGGCTTGTGAACGATTTAAACGTGATTTAGAACGTTCGAAAAATGATGATTTCCCTTATTATTTCAACGAGCAACAAGCGAATAAGGCAATTGCTTTTATGGAATTATTACCTTCTACAGATGGTTCAAAAATTGAAATGCTACTTTTTCAAAAGTGGATAATTTCAGAGTTGTATGGTTGGCGTGAAAAAGGTACAGAAAACAGACGTTACAATCGAGCGTTTATTTCCATGTCGAGGAAAAATGGAAAAACTTATTTAGTAAGTGGTATGGGTGCTAATGCTTTGCTAATGGAAAAACAACCAGCAGAAGGTAGACAAATTTTATTCGTGTCCAATGCACTTAAGCAAGCAAAGTTAGGGTATAACATGATGAAAAATAGCCTTAACAAGATTGTGAAGCAATCGGAATTTATGCGCCATAGATTGAAAATTTTAAATGCTGAAATACGTGATATTCCTTCTAATAGTTTCGCTACTGCGTTAGCGAGTGACACATCCACACTTGATGGCTATGCTGGAACAACGGTGATATTAGATGAATGGCACGAAGCAAAAGACCGTAAAGTCTATAACGTTTTAAAGTCAGGTATGGCGCAAGAAAAGAATGGTCTGTTAGCAGTCGTTTCTACAGCTGGATTAAATCCTAATGTGCCAATGTATGAAGAATATCAAATGTTATCGGATGTGCTAAGTGGCAAAGAAGAAGCGGATCGTTATTTCATAGCAATATGGGAACTCGATTCAAAAGATTGGTTAGATGATGAGGATAAATATATCGCTGCTAATCCAATTTTTGAGCATGAAGAAATTAAACAAACAATGCTTCCAGCTATTCGTGATGATGTGCAGATTGCACGTAAACAAAATAACTTAAATGCGGTATTAGTTAAAAATTTCAACATGTGGCTACAAGCGAGCGAGGATTCCTATATCAGTGTGGAAGATTGGGAAGCAGCAGAAGCAAAAACACAACCTGATATTCAAGGGCGTGATATTTATATCGGTATTGATCTTTCAAAAACAAATGATTTAACGTCTGTAAGTTGGTGTATTCCGATTGTTGAAACAAGACAGCTATATTGTGACAGCCATTCGTGGGTTGGTACTAAATATGGTCTTACTCAAAAGATTAAAAGGGATGGCATTAATTATGTAGCACTCGAACAAGAGGGAGAATGTTCTATTACAAAATTAGAGAGTGGCATCATCGACTATGAGGACATTTTCAACTGGTTATTACGGTTTATTCACGAAAACAAATTAAATGTACAGGCTATTTGTTACGATGGCTGGAACGCTAACACGCTTATTACAAAGTTGGAGAAAGAACATTTACCATTAGTGGAAGTAAGGCAAGGGGCTTACACATTAAATACACCTACAAGAACATTCCGAGAGCAACTATACGATGGGAAAATTGTTCACTCAAATAATAAACTTCTCACATATGCAGTCAATAACGCCATATTAAAGATTGATAACAACGGTGTCATGATTAATAAAAATCGTAACAGTGAACGTATTGATCCAATTGCTGCATTGATGAACGCATACACACAAGCTATGTGGCATTTTGAAGAAGTAGAAGGGAAAAAGGCAGATAATGAATTTTATACGTCTGAAAACTTTAGTTTCTAGTCATTTACACACCATTCTGTTATTGCTAGGAATGATGTTCATTGTGGCAGCAGTACAGATTCTAACAAATATCGGCTACACACTTTTAACAAGTGGCATATTCATTATTATCATTGCCTTGTTAATCGAAAGGGGGGTAGCAAAATAGATGAGTTTCTTTAAAAGTTTAAATACTGTACAGACACGTTCAGAGCCGTTTATAGACCATTTGGTTAGTCTTACATCAGATGATACAGCTATCCAATACACAAGCGTTAGAGCGTTAAAGAATAGCGATATTTTCACAGCAGTTAAGGTTATTGCTGGAGACATTGCTTCAAGTGAATTAATGGGAAAAGGGCCTATCGTTCAATTACTAAATAACAAGCCTAACACATACACCGATAGTTGGCATTTCTTTTTCAGTATGGCAGCTAATGTTTTATTAAACGGAAATGCATTTGCGGAAATTGAACGAGATTCAGATGGAAAAGTAATTGCAGTTCACCAGCTAACTAATAGTGTGAGTGTCAAGCAATTGGATAATGGCAGCATTATTTATGAAACAACGAATGATGAGGGCAAACGTTACAAATTGGATAGTGAGGATATTCTTCACTTCAAACATTTTACGACAGATGGGTTAGTAGGATTAAGCCCACTGTACGCTTTGAGCGGTGAGTTAAAACTGCAAGAAAGCGGAAATAAAATGTTATCAGGTTTCTTCAATCGAGGGGTAAACGGTGGCGGTATCTTAAAGGTTAAAAAGTCTGATTTAGATACAACTGCTAAAGAAGCAATTCGAAAAAAATTCGATGAAGCAAATGGCAGCACAGACAATGCACTCAAAACAATTGTATTAGATGAAACATTTGAGTACACACCAATTCAAGTTAATACGGAAATCCTTAAATTAGTGAATTCTAATGATTGGACAACTAAACAAATAGCAAAAGTATTTGGTCTTTCTACAGATCGCTTAGGTGTGGAAGCGAATCACAGTAATACAGAACAATCTAATAAAATGTATTTACAAAATACATTAACGCATTATTTGAAAGCATTTGAAGGTGAATTATACAACAAGTTAGGAGTAGAAATTACCTTCAATGTTGACCGTTTCAATAGCGATGCTCAAACGACTTTCGAAAATGCAGTGAAAGCAGTCGAAAGTTCCATCATGACCATTAATGAAGCACGTCAGAAGATTGGTCTTGAACCTATTGAAAATGGTGATAGATTGATACAAAAAAATAATAGTGGAAGTGAGGTAGGTTTATGACAACTGAAGAAAAAGAAAAGCGTTTAACTGAAAATGCAGACCTGGAAGCACCGACCAAAGCACAATCAGATGAAGCAGATTCAGAAAACGCTCAAGACGATGATACAAAATCAAAAGATGCAGCACAAGATGAAAAAGTCATTAGTGGCTATGCTATTAAATTTGGCAAACCTTCTAAAGATTTAGGTGGCTTTGTGGAAGTTATTACACCCGATGCACTTAAAGAAGTAGATTTATCAAACGTTATCTTGCTACATGGGCACGATTACAGTAAGCCTTTAGCAAGTGTTAAAGCTGGCACATTAAAGCTAGAAGTGGATGAAATAGGGCTTCGTTTTGAAGCGATTTTACAAGATACAACCTATGCAAACGATATTTATAAAAATATTCAAGCTGGCATTATTGATTCAATGTCATTCGGTTTTGAAATGGGCATAGATTCATTCGACAAAGACGAGGATGGCATTGTTACTCGTAGCATTGAAAAAATGAAAGCATTACATGAAATTTCAATTGTGACAATTCCAGCTTATGACGAAAGCAATGTACAAGTAAATACACGTTCATATGAAGCGTGGGTAAACCAAAATACGAATAAAAAGGATGATGAAGAAATGGTAAAAACATTATTAAATAACGAGAATACAGAAACACGTTCATTTGAAACTTACATTCGTTCACATGGCGAGGTACGAGATGGTTTAACAACAGTAAATGCAGATGTAGTTATTCCAAAGGACATTATCGGTGAAGTATTTGATTTAAAACGTCAACGCTACAACCTAGCACAATATGCAACAGTTAAAGAAGTTTCAAATGGTCAAGGGAAATACCCAATTGCAACAAATCAAGAAGCAACATTAGCAACAAAAGAAGAATTAGCACTAATTGCAGATGTAGAAGCAGATATGTTTACACAAGTTCAATACAATGTACAAACACGTGCTGGTAAAATTGCACTTTCAAATGAAGTAGTAGAAGATGCAGCGGTTGATATTGTGGGAGAGGTTAAGGCACAGCTTCAAAAATTAATCGAGAATACAGACAATGCAAATATCATTGCAAAGCTAAAAGCATTTACGAAAGTAGAAGCAACAGGCTTAGACGATTTAAAGAAAGTGAACAACGTAACATTAGATCCAGCGTTAAATAAAATGGTTATCGTGAATCAAGATACATTCAATTACCTTGATACATTAAAAGATGCAGATGACCGTTATTTATTACAACCTGACGTAACAGCAGCAAGCGGATATTCATTATTCGGAAATCCAGTAGTAGTTATTTCAAACAAATTACTTCCTTCTCCAGCAGTAGGCACATACCCAATGATTATGGGCGATATTGCACAAGCCATTTTCGTAGCACGTAGAAACCAAGTAACAACGCAATGGGAACAATTCGATTATTATTCACAAGGTTTAGCAGTTATCGTTCGTAACGACTACCAAGTGATTGATGCAGATGCAGCACGTTATATTGAAATCACACCAGCTTAATTTGATTGATAAAGGGATGGGCATTGTGTCTATCCCTATTTTTATAGAAAGGTGAGGATGTTATGAGTTTAGTTACAGCAACATTAGCAAGCGTGAAGTTATCGTTACGCATTGACCATAATTTCGATGATGAATTAATTTCGGCATTACTTGAAACAGCTAAGCAATACATTAAGGATGCAATTGATAGTAACAATACAGATGGCACTATTGAAGGTTATAAGCAATATGATTGGGCAGTCAGCTTACTTACACAACATTGGTATGAGGGGCGATTCGAAACACCTAAAGAGCATATTCCCACAACTGTACAATCGTTATTACAGCAAATGAGGGGGAAATACTATGCTTCCAAGTAATTATAGGCATCGGATTCGAATTTTAGAATTTACGATAGAACAAGATGAACTATTACAAGAAATTGAAGTAGAAAAGGAATTAGGCTACTTTTGGGCAGATATACGAACGCTAAAAGGTGAAGATATTCAGACCGCTGGAATGGAATTTCAAAAGAATACATTCCGTTTTATCATACGGTACAATCCAGCGATCACTAGCAACATGATTATTGAATATCAAGGACAACGATATGATATTGATGAAATTGTGAATGATAATTTACGGAATCATACACTGACCATTATTGGTAGGACTAAAGTGGGGATATAAAAATGTAAATGTTTTACTTTTGTTGTGCTATTATAATTTATGTGAAGGAGGTGTTATTCTATGTTCAGAACTTCAAAAGCAAAGAGCATTGACCGATACGGTAGAAAATACAGTATCGACAATATTGAATTCACAATCGAAAAGTGGGAATTCAGTATAGATGGCATGTATGGGCATATTTATTTCACTGTTAAAAAAGGTAGTTATTTGTACGGTGCAAATAATGGGGCATACTGTTCAAAACTAGATGAAGATTATGATTTAATCAGTGTCGCAACGCCTTGTTTCTTAGATGAAAATGGTGCAACAGAAAGACCATTATCACAAATTTTTAAAGAAGCCATTGAATTTGCAGATTTAAACTTGTTAAGAGGGTAAACGATTAAGCAGCCATTTATTTGGTTGCTTTTTTTGTGGTGTGAAACAATTCGAGACGCACCTAGCTTCATGGAAAGAAGTTTCGATGCGTCTCATGTGGGTTTTATTCTTCAATTTTTTCTTTATTGTGCTGGATAATATCTTCTATTTCACAATCCAAATAACTACATAATTTATCTAGCACAGTCATTGAAACATTTTCTCCTTTAGCTAGTTTCGCCATTGTAGCAGAAGATAATTGCAATTCTTTCTTTATTTCCTCTCTTGTAACTTCACGATCAATCATTGTTTTAAATAATGGTTTATATTCGAATGGCATAATTAACCCCCCTCTTTATTTATCTAATTATATCATCAATGTTTAGAAATCTAAACTTTTTATTTATATATGTTGACAATTGATTTAGAAAAGATTACTATAAGTTTAGAAAGTTAAATAAATAGTTTAGTTTCGTAAACGACTTTCAAAGCCTATCAACAGGTAGCGGTGAATGGACTAGAAATAAGCCGCAATAAATTTAAAAGGAGAGAATTAAATGGATAAACGCCAGGTACATAATTTAAGTTTTGAAATCGAAATGATGAGCATGTCGTTGGATGCAGCATTTTCATTAAGTGATGAAATGGATCACGCTTCCGAACATTACGGCAAAGAATTAGCTGCAGGTAATGAAATCAATGTGGAAGAGTTGGTTCGAAAACTTAAATTTTTCAGCAACATGATGCACCTACAAGTAACAAATTTAAACGACCACATGAAAGGTTCAAAGGTTATCATTAAAGATTTGTTAAAAACCAATCGTATTTAA